GGGACGGATATACCGGCCAACCTATAACCATCTTTGATGATTTGGGTCAGTCGATGGACGGACACGATATCAAGGAGTTTCAAACTCTTGTTTCGTGTTGTCCGTATATCTTACCAATGGCGCATTTAGATAATAAAGGACAGAAGTTCTGTTCTCCTATTATCATTGCGACTTCCAACCTACATTACGGTAGTAGTTTGGCACATGTCTATCAAGAATCAAATCCTATCATTGATGATGCCTCTTTCTGGAGGCGATTCCATGTCCCGCTTCAAGCGGAAGATGGAAAAATTCATACAATGAAGATCGACCCTACATGGGTGCGATCGGAAAATTTACTTTTCCGCACGCATCCATCACAATGTAGGAATCGATCAGGACCGACTTTCTTCGCCGAAGACAAAATGTTCTTCAGACGACAGCCGGATTTTGATAGAGGTAGTGAGAACCAGATTTGGAATCTGGAACCCTACACAGGCTCTTGGTCTTTCCTTCGAACTCAGTTCAAGGAAAGGTGTAGATACCATGACAACTTCCGATCTCTATGGATCCAAACAGTTGTTGACAAGTGTCAGGACACTTCTGTTCTCGATCCTTTACTTTCTGAATTAGAAGAATTTGGGTTTACCCAAAGCTTCGACTTCAAAGAAGGTGAAGGTGGAACGAAGTGTCTAACTTTCCCTGCTTTTCCTCCACCAGGACCGTTACCGGTCCGGGTAGAGCCAATCGCTGAACCCCTAAAGGTTCGGACGATTACAGCTGGGAAAGGTGATACTTTTTGCTTAAAGCCTCTTCAGAGAGCCATGTGGCTCGCTTTAGGAGACTTTCCGCAATATCAACTGACTCACGGGACAAATCGTCTTGATACAGCAATCGCTGCATTATATGACAATTCAAGTCCTGATGATGTTTGGATTTCTGGAGATTACACGGCCGCAACCGATTCGTTTGCGATCGAAGGCTCAAAAGCTCTCTTAGAGGGCATTCTTGAATCTATCGATCACGAACCGACAAAGCGTTGGGCAATGAAAGAGATTTCCCCTCATCTGTTGGTCTACCCGAAAGGGTCGGGCCTAGAGCCTGTTTTACAGGCTTCTGGACAGTTGATGGGATCTCTGCTTTCCTTTCCTTTGCTTTGTCTTTTGAATGATTGCACTGCTTCCTTTTGTGGACTCAAATCCGATCAGTATTTGATCAATGGAGATGATATCCTCATGAGGGCTGACCCGAGCATCTACCCAGAGTGGAAAAAACAAGTTCATGAATTTGGACTTGATCTTTCACCTGGAAAGAATTACATCCATAGTCGATATGGAACTGTTAATTCGCAACTCATCATTGATGGGTTGGTAGTTAGCTCAGGGAAACAGCAGGTCCTCGATAGGAGGAGCCGTGTTCTCGGAGAGTGTTTGAGAGATTTGGAATTTCAGATGAAGGGTTCACCAACTGAGGAGATCATTGATCTCTTTAAGTCGGTAAACCGTTCTAAGCTATCACAATCGATTAGGGACATTAATGTTCCAATCAGTCATGGCGGCTTATCATTCTCGTGGGGAGTTCCACGTTCGAACCCTAGTTCAAAGCGCACAGCAATGCTGTGTTATTTGTACGACATGTTTAAACGTATCGAACCCCAAAAAGAATGTATCGCGATTCCGTATCTCTCTATTGAAGAGAAGAATATATCAGATTACTTAGAAGAAGAAAGAGTTTTCAACGACCCGAACTTGAGTTCAGAATATCATGAAGAGTTTATCGCTCCTTATGTTCTGAACGTTGTTCAAAAGCGTTGTATGAAGAATAGTCATCTTCGAGACATTTTGCTCGATCAAGACATTAAAAATCTTCCAGCTCTTTCTTTTCTTCGTACTTACCAAATCCCTTGTACTGATGTTAAAGTCAGGAAGGACATCCAAAGAGAAGTCGACTCATTGTTTTTAAGTCGATTCCTCCAAGGAGGTCAGGGATTCGGTTATGATGTATTTCGTAAAGAATTTTTGCAGAAAATGTCGAATATCCCGAGTAGTGTTAAATCCGTCAAGCATTTAGTTGCTTTGATGGATCTCAACATTCCTCAGGACTATCTTCAGTATCTTAATTTGAATTTCAATCCCTTGGGATTTGATTCAGAAAGATTTGAAAAGAATCTCGGAAAGGCGCTAAGCCCTTCGAGTTTCGATTTACCTGAAGTAGTAGATTT